ACTGAATGGCGTGAAACAGTAGTGGGATATAATACGGTTCATCACGATGCAGTCTACGAAACAAGATATGTGGTTGATTCACCTGCTACGACAAAACAGGAATTGACAGGCTACAAGTGCAGTGGCTGTGGAAAAACAAAAGCTAACTAAATATAGATCAAAAGACAGAATATAGGAACTCAGATTGAGTACCTTTTCTGTCTTTCACACGCAATAAAACGGGGAGTACCCATACTATTGCACCAAAAGAAAGTAGTTATAAGAAAGGGTGGCGAAATATGAACAGATACAGTTTATTTGATGTATTAAAATGGGTTGCTATTATCGTTCAACAGTCCACTCAGCACTTCAAACAATGAAAACATTATGCAAGGAATGTTATAATTCTGAAATCGTACCGACATTATTTGAATATGAATTTATAAAATAACCACTACACCCCGGCTTATATAGTCGGGGTTATTTTTTTAAACTCGTCCAAACAGTCAATATTATACGTAGTATAATGATAATGTGAAAAAAGACAAGGAACAGAATCCATGTCTTTTTTTATTTATAGGGCGGCTAAATTCCATTTTTCCTCCTTTCCCTACCAGGTGTAGGTTTTTATTTTTTGGGCCGTCCTATTTTTTTATACCAGGAGGAATTACAAAAAACAGACAACACACGAAGGGAGGTATTTGTCATGTCAAGAAAAGGCTTTGATATAAATGAATGGCTTACCCCCGAGAATAAGACAAGAATTCGCGGATGGTGTTTAGATGGCCTTATTGATAAACAGATTTATAAAAACATGGGGATCTCCCGCACTACTTTCTACAAGTGGAAAAGTGAGAACAGTGAATTCGCGGACCTCTTAAAAAGGGGTAAAGAGATTGCGGATCGTGAAGTAGAAAACGCCCTATTCAAAAGCGCTACTGGTTTTATTGGGCCGGATGATAAATACTATCCACCTAATACCACAGCACAGATATTCTGGTTGAAAAATCGTAAAAAGGACGACTGGAAAGATAAGAGAGAACAAGACGTTAGCGTTTCTACTCCTATCAGTGATACAGCTATGAAAGTAGAAGCTATTTTAAAGGGTGATGATTAACAGTAGATAAAACAGACTAAACGGGAGGGATGATAACGATGAACGATAAACTCGTTAAGTCGTTAAAAGAAAATCCCGTTAAATATGCGCGTTTATTGGGCTTTGATCTTTTAACCGACTTGCACAATGAATGGATTAAGGACATGGTATGGCAGCAAGAAGACGATGAAACGCTTCTGGCCCATCGTGGGTCATATAAAACAACATGCGTATCTTTCGCGCTTGCATTAATCATCGTCTTAAAGCCAAACAAAACAACAATATTCATAAGAAAAACAGATACAGACGTAGTAGAGATTGCTAAGCAAACAGACAAGATTTTGCATAGTGATCTTTTTTCTTACATAACAAAAGAGATATACGGCGTGGACCTAGTTGTTACATCTAACAGCTATCAGATAGACACGAACTTAAACACCGGAACAAAAGGAACACCGCAGCTTATATGTCTCGGTATTCATACATCTTTAACAGGTAAGCACAGCGACTATATATTCACAGACGATATTGTCAATGTGCAAGACAGAACATCACAGGCAGAACGAAACAGCACAAAGATACAGTATCAGGAGTTACAGAACGTTAAAAACAGGGACGGCCGTATTTTTAATACGTGCACACCTTGGCATAAACAAGACGCTATCAGCGAATTAATGCCGAATAAGAAATTCTATGACTGCTACTCTACTGGGCTTATTACGGCGGAAAAATTAAGGGATCTACGCGAAAGCATGGACCCATCATTATTTGCTGCTAACTACGAATTGAAACATATAGCTTCTGACAAGGCATTGTTCGGCAAGCCTAATTATTTCACCGATGAAGCTTTACTTTATGAAGGCGTTTCTCACATAGACGCCAGCTACGGTGGGGCTGACTGGACCGCATATACCATTATGAAAAAGGAACCAAACGGAACAATTTACGCGGTAGGAAAGACCTGGCAGAAACATGTTGACGATTGCCTAGCAGAAATCCAGGCATTACAAGAACGCTTTAAAGCGGGAACTGTATACAACGAAAAGAACGCTGATAAAGGCTATCTTGCTAAGGAATTACAAAAGCGCGGTATGTTGCCAAAGCTTTACCAGGAGAAACAAAACAAATATGTTAAGATTTCCACTTATCTTCGTAGAGAGTGGAAACATATTTATTGGCTAGAAGAAACAGATCCTGATTATATGAATCAGATCTTAGATTATACAGAGAATGCAGAACACGACGACTGCCCGGATAGTGCAGCGTCGCTTATTAGACAGATGGAAAAAGGAACAACTCACAGGAATAGAATTCGGGAGGGATTATAAAGATGAAAAGAAAAAACCATTTCAAAAAGATCATCAAGGCAGAAGATAAGATCTTCCGAATTGCCGACGATGAAATTATGACACCAGCACTACTTGCGGAATACATCCGCCAGCATGAACTGCTGGTACAGTCACATTATAAATACTTAGATGATGCATACCAAACAGACTATGCTATCTTTCACCAGGCTAAGAAAAAGGCATATAAGCCGGACAACCGCCTAGCCACAAACTTTGCTAAGTATATTGTTGATACAATGAACGGATTCTTCTGCGGTATTCCGATTAAGGTTACATCAAACGACGAACGAATTAACGAGTTCTTGCAAAGATACGACAGATACAATTCAATAGACGACCAGAACGCGGAAATCGCTAAGACTTGCGATATTTTCGGAAGTGCCTATGAAATGTATTATGTGGACGAAATGGGAGAAGTTGCTTCTACAGTACTCTCTCCTATGAATGCCTTTATTATCTATAATGAAAGCATTATTCCACAGCCTCGATATTTCGTAAGGCTTTATACAGACAACCACAATGTAAAACGCGGATCAATTTCTGATAGTGAAACAGTCCGTTATTTTAAAAATGACGGCGGTATTAAGTTCGATGAGTACGAAAAAATGCACGGATTCGACGGCGTCCCTGCTACAGAATTCTTAGAGAATGCGGAACGCACGGGATTATTCGAACCGGTGTTATCGTTGATTGATGCATACAACAAGGCAATCAGTGAAAAGGCCAATGATGTTGATTATTTCGCGGACGCATACTTAAAGATTCTAGGGGCTAAGCTTGAACGTGAGGACCTGCAGACAATCAGAGATGACCGTATTATTAACTTTGACGGAATCGAGGACGGAAAGCTTGTTGTTGATTTTATGGATAAGCCAAACGGGGATACAACACAGGAAAATCTTATTGATAGATTAAGAACTGATATTTTCCAAATTGCAATGGTTGCGAATATTAGCGACGAGAACTTCGGGTCTTCTTCTGGTATTGCGTTGAAGTATAAGCTTTTGGCAATGTCCAATCTTGCTAAAATGAAACAGAATAAGTTCATCGGGGCAATGAACCGCAGATACAGATTGATCTGTAGCAATCCAGTAACGGAAGCTAAAGCGGACGACTGGTTATTTATTGATTATCAGTTCACACAAAACATCCCAGCTAACCAGTTAGAGGAAGCGCAGATTGCTTCACAACTTTCTGGAGTGGTAAGCAAGGAAACACAGCTTAAACCGTTGTCTATTGTTGACGATGTCAAAGACGAAATCAAAAAGATTGACGCAGAAGCCGACAAGGTAAGCTACAGCACCGATTACCCGACAGACAGGACGGGCGGTGATCTGAATGGGTAAATACACAGACACACTCAATGAGTTACAAAAAGATTTAGAAAAAGGCGAGGAAGCTTTAAAGAAAAAGCTTTCCCGCCTTTATGATAGTGAATCAAAGAAACTGGAAAAAGAGATTGCCTACTACTATCAGACATACGGCAAAGATGGCGTGCTAGAGTACCGCGAAATGATGAAGCGACTCACGAAAGAAGAAGCAACTATGCTTTATGAGGACATGGACAAATTCTTTAGGTTACATCCGGAACATGCAGCACTAAAGCCTGTCCGTGAATCTATTTATAAGCTGAATCGTTTAGAAGGGCTACAGCTTTCAATTATGGCACAGCAGTTAGGACTTTCGTCAGAGGAAGAGGCGTTAATCAGACAGCACCTTCTCTCCTACACAATTTCCACTTATGAAGGCGTGCAAGGGCTAATCTCTTTTAATCAGTTTGACGGTAGGGCCGCCAAACAGGTTGGGGAAAAGATCATTAAAGATACAGACTTCGGGAAACGACTTCAAGCGAACAGAGAAAAGCTTGCTGATTATCTCAATAACGATATCGCAAAAGGTATTGCCAGAGGCGACAGTTACGACAAGTTAAACAAACAAATTAGAGAACGTTTTGATGTTGTATCTCGTAGGAGTGCTTACAGACTTCTTTATACAGAGGGAACGCGAATGTTTAACCGCGCAAATTCGGAGGCTTTCGCAGAGGTAGGCATTAACCAATACAGATACTGCACCGCAGGCGATAACCGTGTATGTAGTGATTGCGACGCGCTGGAGGGCAATGTATACGACCTATCAGAAGCAAGCGAGGGGACAAATTACCCGCCTATGCATCCGTGGTGCAGGTGCCACACGGAACCAGCCGTTGACTGGGACAAATGGTTAAGCGACAGAATCGCAAGCAGAGAATACACAGCGGAACAGAGAGAAGAAGCCGCTGAAATTATTAGGAATTTTACGGAGGAATAAAAAGGATGGCAAAAAGAAAAGTAAAAAGAAAAAGAAAGCTTTTGTATTTCATGGCCAGCTGGTGCGGACCATGTAAACACTTAAAAGAATATTATTTCGATGACTTAGCCGCCGCTTTTCCTGGGCAGGTTGATTTTATCGACGCACAGAGAGAACCAGCGATGGCTAGACTTTACAAAGTCTCAAGAATCCCGTTGATCGTTTTCTTAGAAGACGGGAAAGAAGTAAAACGCTATGACGGATCACAGAAATTCGGTTTTGAGGAATTTGAAAAATTCCTTATGGAGGACAAAGCCAATGATAACAATAAAAAGAACACAGAAAACATTGACGGTTAGCGGTCACGCTGGATACGCGGAACGCGGGAAAGATATTGTATGCGAGGCTGTCACTTCACAGGTGCAAACATTAACCGAGTCTATTGGACAGCTTGCCCATGAGAAGCCTGTATTTTCGCTTTCTAGGGGTTTTTATGAGTTATCCTTAGAAGAACTAGGAGATAAGAGTTTATTCCTTGTATCGGCGTTTATGGTGGGTATGAGGCTGTTACAGGATGGATATCCCGAACACGTAAAAGTTATTTAAAGAAGCTTTTTAGCTTCTTTTTATATTTCCTTTTTTTGATTTCCTGGCGGAAGTCATAAAAAGCGACCTAGCATTGAAGTCGTTAAAAGCTATGGAAAACTAAAGTAAGTCAAGCATTAAGACTATAAATTATGGAGGACAGAACTATGAAATTTAAAGATTACTTAAAACAGATTTTCGCAGAAGGTGGAGACCCAGGGGTCGACGACAAAGGCGCTAAAGGCGGAGAACCAGGGGCCGACGACAAGGGCGGAAAGAACGGAAACGCGGAACCAGACAACAAGGACACTAAGAAATACACTGACGCTGACGTAGACGAAATCATCAACAAAAAGTTTGCGAAGTGGCAGAAGGAACAGGAAAAAAAGATTTCTGAGGCTGAAAAGTTGGCTGGGATGAACGCACAGGAAAAAGCAGAACACGAACGCGACACATTACAGAAAGAATTAGATGAATTAAAGCGTGCAAATAGCATTGCTGAAATGGAAAAGACAGCGAGAACTATGTTACGCGACGACGGCGTGAACGTACCTGACGAGGTAGTATCAAGTTTAATCGCAGAAGACGCTGACAACACTAAAGCCAAAGTTGAGGCATTCTCAAAGGCATTCAAAGAAGCGGTACAAACTGCCGTTAAAGAAGCTTTAAAGGGAAAAGCCCCTGCTACTGGTAAAGGCGGAAGCACACTGACAAAAGCGGACATTTTAAAGATTGCGAACCGCGCAGAACGTCAAAAAGCTATCGCCGAACACATTGATTTATTCCAGTAATCGCATTTTTGAGTCGCCGATTAATAAGTGACTGAAACACCCAATGAGTGTATGAGTCGCCGATTAATCAGCGACAGTCACCGATTAATCGGTAACCATCACATATTAAATATATTAAATATATTAAATATATAATGTTTTGTTTCCGGGCTTTTGGGCCCTCAAAAACATTGCGTTATTTTTCTTTATCGGAAGACGTTTTCTGACATATATATTGTGATGTTACAGACTACTCATAGGCTTTCATAAGAGAAGAACGCTTAAGCTTTTCTCACTTCATGAAGGCTGCGCGCAAGCGCAAGAACATATAACGGAGGTATAAAAACTATGAATAAATATTTTAGACAGTTGTTTACTGTAGAAGCGGGCACAATCGTAACTACAGACATTGAACCAGCTATCTCTATCGATCACAACGAGAGATTAGTTGCTGGGGTTGAATCATTACAGACTATCTTAGGTGTTACAGAACTTACACCAATGCCAACAGGTAGCCTTGTAAAACAGTACAAGTACACAAAAAAGAACACACCGGATCAGGTCGCTGAAGGTGAAACAATCGGGCTTACAAAGTACGATAGAACTTTAGCAAATTCTTTTGAGATTACTCTCAAAAAGTACCGTAAACAGACTACAGCTGAAGCAATTCAGAGATCAGGTAAAGACAAGGCAGTAAATAAAACTGACGACTTACTTGTAAAAGACGTGCAAAAAGACGTTAAGAAAGCTTTCTATGGAATGCTTGCAACTGGTACAGGAAAAGCCACAGCGAAGGTTGCTACTTTACAGGGCGCACTTGCTGCTGCATGGGGCGCTGTATCTACTCACTTTGCAGATATGGACGTTGAACCTATTTTCTTTGTAAATACTACAGACGTTGCTGATTACTTAGCAACTGCACAGATTACAACACAGAACGCTTTTGGGTTTAAGTACGTTGAGGACTTCTTAGGCCTTGGAACAGTTGTTATCGATCCATCTGTTACAGCTGGAACTGTTGTTGCTACAGCAAAAGAAAATATCAACGGTGCTTACGTTTCCGCAGATGGCGATGTTGCAGAAACATTCGGACTTACTTCTGACGAAACAGGCTTAGTTGGTATGACTCACTATGTAAAAGGTGATAACGCTTCTATCGACACATTAGTTATGTCTGGTGTTGTTTTCTATCCAGAAGATGCAACTGGTGTTGTAAAGGCTGCTATTGCTACTGTCGCTGCTAAATAGTCGGAACAAGGAGGCATGATATATGATTTCTGAAATTGCAAAGCGTATTGAGTGCCGCATGACAGGCGAATTATGCGACAAGGCGGTTATGGGAGAAATCTCTCAAACCGTCCTTGATCGTATTTGTATCCGCCTTGGTATTTCAAACGAACAAGAATTTCCTGCTTTATTTTCTGGTATTTGTGCGGAGGCTTCTATTAAAGCATACCGCAGACGTTACTACGAGGGAATCCAATCTGAAAGTGCTACTGGGGTTTTCTCAGATACATTCGTTGATGACATTCTCTCAGAATATGAAAGTGAATTCACGGCATACCGCAATAGCGATAATGTCGGAAGTTCAAAAAGGGTTCATTTTCTATGATGTATAAAAAATGCCTATTGTTAACGCCAAAAGAAACAGTGGATGAGTTAGGGAACGTTACACCCGATGGGTGGGATGTAAAAGCAACATGTCCAGCTAGGTTTTCACCATGGACAGCGGAAGAAATTTCATTATATGGGTCAGATGTAACGCGCAACACTTCAAAATATGCCTTATTGATTCCGCGCGAGTTATTACGCGGGGTTAATTCGGTTTTGATCGACGGCGTGAAATATTCAATTGAAATGATCCTGGAGTTATCGGACCGCTGGGTTGTAATTCATGCGAGGTCACATAAAGTATGAGTGTAAAAATTACTGGTGCTGCTGAATTATCTGCCGCGTTAAGTAGGCTTTCAAAAGCAACATTTCAAGATGTAGCTACAAAGTCTATAGGCGAAATGTATTCGAGGGCTAAAAAAGGATATACTGGCGGGCAAGTTCCAGCTGGTGGAGGTTCCCCGGTATCTACAGAATTGACTAGGCCGCATGGGCCTCATGGTGAATTAAAATCTTCTGTCAGATTTGAAAAGGACACAATGGGATATACAAAAGAATATGCCCCACATGTTGAGTATGGGCACAGAACAAAGTCCGGGGGATTCGTACCTGGACAACACTTCTTAAAAAGTAACGTGGAAAAACAAAAGCCAATTTATAAACAGGATGTACTTAATTCTATAAAAAAAATAGCTGGAAAGGAATGAGACAATGCTTAAACAATTCCCACTTACAGAACTTGTGAAAGCAGTTCAAGCAAATATTCAAAAGAACACTGACATGCGATGTTACGACGTAGTTCCTAAAGATGCTGTTTCTCCTTTCACATATATACAGATCGTGAATGTCGAAAACGTAGATAACAAAACTATGTTTATGAAAAATCACGAAGTTTGGATTCACGTTCTAGCTGATTCAACACAATCATCTGTACCGATTTACAAATTAGTGCAGGCTGTAGAAGAAGCTATGACTGAAGATATTACTATCCCAGATCCATTTATCCTCATTATGCAGACCGATGAAGGAATGCAAACAATTCAAGATGAAGAAACTGGGGAAAAACACGCAATCGTAGTTTTTAAATTCTTGATTGCTTATGGTTTCAAAACAAAAATTTAACGGAGGTAATTAATATGAACAAAAAATATGTTTCACAGATTTTTACAGGTGAATACGATGGCGGTACATACTGCGACTTCGATGCTACATCTGCACAGGCTACAGCTGGTAAAGATATCATCCTTGCTATTTGGGATGCAACAGGGGCTAATATTTTAGCCGTTGCAGGTCAGCAAGGATTATCTATCAAGAGATCCGCAGATACTCTTGAAGTAACTACAAAAGATACAGAAGGTGGATATAAATCTTACCTTGCAGGTACTAAAGAATGGTCAATTGATCTTTCTGGTGTGTACGTAACTTCTGACAAGTCTCAGAAACAGCTTTCAACTGCTTTCGAAAGTGGCGATGCAGTATGTATCAAGGTATACAACAAGAAAGCTAAGAAAGGTATGTTTGGCGGTTTAGCAGTTGTAACCGACTTCTCTATCGAAGCAGCAAATGATGGCGCTATGACATACTCAATCACATTGTCTGGTCTTGGAAAGCTTACAGACTTCAGTGTTGATGCAATTACAACAGACAAGCTTCCAGAATAATAAAAAGTAAAGGAGATTAAAGAATATGATTATTACATTAAACCAAAAAGAATACGAACTTAAGTTCTCTATCGGGAGAGTAAAACTCATTGAAAAACGTATCGGAGGCAGCTTGCTTTCTGAAATTGTTAAAACAAACGGGGTTCTTTCCCTTGAAACTCTTGAAAGCTGTATCACATACGGCTTAAAAGAAGTAGATACAGTAGGATATCTTCCTATGCAGAATGCAATGAAACTTGCAGAAGAATATATGGAGGCAGAGGGATACAGCAAGGCTATCGCCGATGTAACAAATCAGATTTCTGAAGATCTCCCTTTTTTATTCCGCAACGCTTAATAAGTTTCAGATATTTTGAAACAGATGATGCTACTGACTCCCGTACTTCTGAAGAACGGGAGGAGGATAGCAAATATCGAGACCTACAGGATTTTGCATTCTTCTTTGTGAATTTCGGTACAAGCAGGGCTGAATATGAAAACCTTACTCGTACCGAAATTTCTTTTATATACAGGGCTTGGGAAGATAAACTTGTCCGCGAATCCACTTTTGCTAGAGATGCCTTCTTAAATGCATATGTAAATGCTAACCGTAAAAAAGGTACATTACCTATTAAGTTATGGAAAAAACATTTTAACGGGCAAAAGACAGTTGAAACGGCACAAGACGATCTTAAGGTTATCACTGCCATTGAAGATGCAGAAACTGGTTGGATTGAAGAAATTTATAAAGCGAATGGTATTCCAATGCGGAAAAAAGCTAAGAAAGGGGTTGACTAAAATATGGCAGATTATACATTATCAGTCAAAATTTCAGCTGACGTAAAAGATTTTGCGTCGTCACTTTCTTCTGTACAATCCTCACTGGAAGCAACAAGTAAAAAATGGGAAAGCTTATCTGCTTCCCTGGGAAAAATTGGTGGTACATTAACAAAATCAATCACTGTTCCAGTTGTTGCAGCTGCTACTGCTTCTGTAAAGAATTTTTCAGAAGTAGATAAAACAATGCGACTCGTAAAGAAAACTATGGGGGATACAGCATGGGCCTCTGGTGATCTTGAGAAAGCCATGAAGTCGGCTGCGTCAAATTCAGTCTTTGGTATGAATGATGCGGCTAATGCGGCGTTGAACTTTGCACGACAAGGCTTTAATGCAGCTGATGCCTCTAAAATGCTTACTCCTGCTATGAGTCTTGCGGCTGGTACAGCTACAGATTTAGCTGTAGTATCTGGCGGACTTGGTAACGCGATGAAAATATTCGCGGATCAAGGATTACAAGCTGGAAATGCTGCAGATATCTTAGCAAAAGCACAAGGTCAAGCTAATACTACAGTACAAGATTTATTAGACTCAATGACTGTCGCAGGTCCTATCGTGGATTCTGTAGGCTGGTCAATGAAAGATTTAGCTGTCATTACCGATGTTTTCGGTGATGCTGGTATTTCTGGTTCTGAAGGTGCTACTGCATTAAAAACAGGTCTTGCAAGACTTGCTTCTCCTGCTGACGATGCCACAGCCGTTATGAAACGATTAGGTATTGAAATCTTCAATACTGATGGTACGATGAAAAATTTTACAAGCGTACAAAAACAGTTGCATACGGCATTTGCTGGCTTAACACAAGAAGAACAGTTGCAAGCAGCTGCTACTCTATTTGGTAAAAACCAGATGGCTAAGTGGATGACTTTAATTAAAGCGTCCCCTGAAACAGTTGATAAATATTCTAGTGCGCTTGACAACTGCACAGGATCTGCAGAAGACATGGCTAATGCTTTGTTGAGTGGGCCTGGTGGTGCTATTGAAAAATTAAAATCTTCACTTGACGTATTATCTTATACGTTGGGTGATATTGTTGGAAATGATATACAGCCTTTTATTGAAAACATTACTGAAATTGTTGATAAATTCAATAATCTTGATAAAGGAACTCAAGAGGCAACATTAAAAATGGTAGCATTTGCTGCTGCTATTGGCCCTGCATTCCTGGCGCTTTCAAAAGGTGTTGGAATTATTGCTAGTGTTGAAAAAGGAATGGGTACACTCGTTGGTGGTGTTTCAAAAACAGCTGAAAGTGTTGCAACAAACTTTGATAGTTTGCGTAACGGGTTCAGTAGAGTTGGAGATGCGGCCTCAGGGCTTGGTTCAAAATGGGGAAGTGTTTTCTCTAGCGTAAGTGGTCAAGTTTCAACATTTACAAGTGGCGTAAGTTCACAATTTTCAACATTTACAAGTGGTGTGAGTTCAAAATTTTCATCATTAACAAGTGGGGTGAAATCACAAGTTTCCGGCATGGTCGAATCATTGGCAGTCCCAGACAGAATCGATGCTGTAACATCAAAGTTTTCAGCTTTTTCAGATACTATTGGTTCTAAAGCTTCGGCGATCGCTTCACGTGTTTCTGGTACATTAGGCAATGTAGGCGCTGAAGTTAGTAAATTTGGCAGCGGAATTATTGGAAGTGTTGGTCCTGCTTTATCGCAAACAGCAACTGTTGTTACTGAAGGATTGCAAACGATTATGAGTACAAGTCAAGTTGTAATGAGTGCGCTTCTTAAAACAATTGCCCCAGCTACGATTGTTGCGTTGTTATTAGTTGGTCTTGGTGTTGCATTCGAACAATTTGGCGCACAAATTGATCAGTTTACGCAAACAGCTGTTGAAAAAGGCCCTGCAATTATTCAAAGCTTAGTAGATGGTATTGTATCAAAGATTCCTACTCTTATTGAGGAAGGTTCTCATGTGCTTCAATCATTCCTTGATGTAATTACAGCGAATGCGCCTACCGTTGTTGCTGGTGGTGTACAAATTATCGCTTCACTTGTGAATGGGTTAGCGCAACAGTTACCAACATTAATACCTGCTGCAGTACAAGCAATTGCTGTAATTGTTTCCACTCTCATTCAGAATATCCCGCAGCTTTTAGTTGCTGGTATGAATATTTTAATGGGACTTGCACAGGGAATTGTAAATAGTATTCCTACCTTGATTGCAACAGCTACACAGGCGATTACTGGGTTCTTAGGAGAACTTACAAATCATTTGCCGGATATGGTAAATATGGCTGTTTCAATTATTACTACTCTCGTGAATGGGCTGTCAAATAACTTGCCTTTGATCATTCAGTCTGGATTACAGATCATTATTTCTTTAGGACAGGCTATCTTGAATAACTTACCTACTATTATTGAAGGCGGTATTCAAGTGATTGTGGCATTGGCTAGTGGACTTATCCAAGCTATCCCAATCTTGCTTGCTTCACTTCCACAAATCTTTACATCAATTATTGATGCTTTCGCTTCTGTCGATTGGATTGGAATTGGTAAGACAATCATTACTGCTATTGGTGAAGGTATTGTTTCATTAGGAAGTACGATTTTTGACTCTATCGGAAATATATGTGGTTGGATTAAAGAAAAATTCACCGGAACTTCAGAAGAAGTATCCGACAAGTCAGATGAAATTAATGAAAGCGTAAGCGATATGGCAAGCAAGACACAACAATCCGTGTCTACGTCATTTAGCAATATCGAAAGCACGACAAATACAAGTTGGGGAAATATCTATAACACAATTGATTCAAAAACAAATGTTGCTACTGGTGCAGTTCAGGATATGGCAACGTCAACACAGAAATCTGTAGATACGGCTTTCGGGAATATGGACAGCACAACTACTTCAGACTTCTCAAGTATGTCAAATACTGTTTCTAGCAATTCTGGAAAAATTGTAAATACACTTAGCGGATTACAGTCTGACGTAAGTAACACTACAAGCAATATTTCAGGGAAATATGACACACTCGCAACAAATATCGGTAAAAGCACTACTTCTATGAGTAACAGTACAAATACCGGTTTAAGCGGTATGAATACCGCAACATTGAAACAAACAACAGCAATGGCAAGCCAACTTGAAAAATCTTTTACATCAATGAGTACTTCTATTGATAAGAGTATGACTTCAATTGTTAACACTGTAAGTAAAAAGATTTCGACAATGTCGACTAGCATTCAAGATACATTTTCATCTGCTATCAGGACGGTGAAAAGTTCTGTATCTTCTATCCAGTCAGCAATTAATAGAGTCTCATTCAATATGGGACAACATATTAGATTACCTCATTTCTATATGTACGGTAATTTCAATGCAAAGTCTGGTTCTGTACCTCATGTTGGCGTAGATTGGTACGCTAAAGCGATGGATAAAGGTATGATCCTTACAAATCCTACTATTTTTGGGGCAATGAACGGGAAATTGCTTGGTGCTGGTGAAAGAGGCGCAGAAGTTGTTGTTGGGGCGAATAGCCTTGAAAGAATGATCAACCGTGCCGTTGGTAACGGTGGAGGCGGTCAGGTAACAAACAATATTACAGTTGTTGCAAATCCTGGTCAGGATACAAAAGATATTGCGGACAAAGTGGCAGAAGTCATTTTCGACCGCGTAAGAAGGGAGGCCTACGTATAATGGCATACGATGAAAATTATAGTAACCCTTATGAAGGGGGTTCTTCATTAGTATTTAATGGCGTGGATCTCGGGAAAGAATGTGACATGTTCGTACTTGGTAAAGGGGTTTTTGGGGCCCCTTCCAGGGACGTAACACAAATTCACGTACCGGGAAGAAATGGCGATATTTTAATTGATAACGGCGGTTGGAATAATGTTGATGTAACATATTCTTCTTGTTGTATCTTATCGAATTTTAGAGAAAACGCAGCAAAACTTAGGGGCTATCTTATGGCTAACCCTGGATATCATGAATTAACAGATCCATACAATCCAGATGAAGTGAGATATGCAGAATTTCGTGGACCTTTTACACCAGAAGCATTTACAGCAAAAGGTAATAATGCCGGTATGTTTGATCTTACGTTTAATTGCAAGCCTCAGCGTTTCCTTCGTGAAAGTGTAGTTCCACGTAATTATGTATTATGTCCATACGAAAGAATTGAAAGCACTGTAGACAGTAATGATTACGCATACATCGTAGATAATATGGTCCCTAGTAATAATTATAAAGGATCAACTTTCACTTTTTACTTTAATACAGAAGAACAAATTAAAGTTTCTAACGGGTATTTTTACAAAATTGGCTACGACGGGAGACGGACAACAGTTCCGTATGATGGTGAAACATTATTTGAAAACGGGATTGTTTCCATACCTCTTATCGGTAAAGACGGGACTAAATATAGTGGATTTAAAGGAGAAATCCACGCTGGTAAATCAGCAGACTTTAGACTTGATACCGACAATGTTAAATACAGGAAATCTTTTCCTATTTATTACTACTATAAAGATGGAGATTCTATTTGTTTTCCATTTAATAATAAAACACAATTTGACGCATACCCAATTATATATGGTAGATCTGGAGGAACTATATCTTGTGGCGGGAATAGCGTTGAAGTTCCAACAAATTCGTTTTTTATCGACGGTACAAATAAAATAGCTATTGGTGAATGGGGAGTCTACAGTGGCTTTAATGGGAATTTCCCAATTATTCCAGGCGGTATAAAAAGCGTTTTGAAAATTACAGGATATGAAAATATAGGTGGAGTTGTTAATAACAATATTCAAACAGCAATTCCTGGATGTCCCGATACAGAATATTTTCAGATTACTCCAATGTTTTACAGAATTTAATAGGGGGAGTTAATTATGTTAAATCTTAATAAAATACAAACATTTAAAGGTGACTGTAAAACTATTTGGGGAGTACAAGTAGCACCTCCAGAACATATTGTTAGTATGAATGTTATAGAAAAAAGAAACGATACTCTTTCTCTTGAAATGACGTGTATTGTCTCTGACAACAATATAAAAACGCTTGTTGCTGGGAATATTATAAAATGCTACAAAGACATTAGAAAAAAATCTCTGTTTTCATTCGAAATATACGATGTAAAGTATTCCATTGATAATACTATTGTTGTTAAAGCTGAACATATTTCTTCAAGGCTTAGATATATCTATGTAAGGCCTGGTATTGTAACTACAAATGTATTATCTGGAATACCTTTGCCAATTGATAATGGTAAAAATGTATTTGTAAATTACGATTATGAATATCCGTTTAAAATTAAATCTACAATAAGTGCTACTGCAGAACCAGACCATGTTAAATCTGTTCGAGATATTATGTCTGGTTCAAGCGGAAGTATACTTGACATAGTTGGCTATGGGGATTGGATGTATGAAGATGATACTACAATTACATTTATGCAATATATAGATGGAAATAAAAAAGATTTAACACCAATCAGATATTCAAATAATATGTTGGATTTCTCACGTCAAATAGAATTAGACAATGCTAGGGAAACACAAGTCTTATTTTGGGAAAAAGAAACTGATGGTGTAAAAGAATACGTGTGGGCGTGCAATAAAAAAGATAACAATATATACCCTTTTCAGGCGTCACAACTTGTTGACTTATCTTCAAAATTTGAGACAAAGCCAACAAAAGAACAGCTTTTGGCAGCAGCACCAAGTGTTTCAACAAGCCCTGAGGTCACTACGAGTTGCACAATTGCAAACTATGAAGACCCAGATGCAATGTGTGGAAGAAAAGTAAACGTGTTTTTTCCATTATATGGTGTTAATGAAAAGATGATTATCTCAGAAATAACATACAACGTACTCACTGACAGATATGACTCTATTAAGCTAGGTACATTAAAAAAGACGCTTTCAAGAACAATTGCAGAAATTGCAGGCAAGACAGGGACCAATGTTTACTAAGGAGGTATTCTAAATGGCTAAAATTTATATGAATGATTTTCGTGTAACCACATCTGTTGTACCGGTTCTCAGATATTTAGATGGTAATAAAACAGATGAACTTGTTATCTTTACAGACGATAAGATGACAGACTTTGATACGCATATCGCTTTGATTGACAATAATGTTGTTAAGCTTTTTGCTAATGAAAGCGGTTTTGCTGCCATCATTGATAAAGATATCTTTAATGAAAAAGATGTTTGTCCTATTAGACTTGTATTCAGTAATAGCGAGACAGAAAAAACAAAAGGCACAAATACTTTCTATATCTGTAACGATAGAACTGGATATGTCTATGGTGACTATATCGAAGTCCCAGACGATATTATCACGTACAGAGAAGCGTGCCGCGCATATGCAGAAGAATGCGGACGCATTGTTGACGCTGTAAAATTCGATGTTGGGGCTAAGGTTACACAGGACGAAGACGGGGCAACAATTTATATTACAGATCCGTTTGGAACGACTAAGGCGAAAGTTTACAATGGGGCAACTGGGCCTCAAGGTGAACAAGGCCCTCAAGGTATTCAGGGCCCCAAGGGAGAAACAGGCGCACGAGGCCCAGAAGGTCCTCAAGGGAACCCGGGCGAAACAGGCGTCGCAGGGGCAGCTGGACACTCACCGAGTGTAACGGCTACGAAGTCCGGGACAGTTACAACAATTTCAGTTGATGGAAAAGCCATTGCTACAGTTAATGACGGTGAAAAAGGTGATACAGGACCTCAAGGTGTAAAGGGTGATCCTGGAGAAATGGGACCTCAAGGTCCTATCGGTAAAACAGGGGCCACAGGTCCACAAGGTCCAATCGGAGAAACAGGGCCTCAAGGTCCAACAGGACAAGCTGGACACTCTCCCATCGTGAAAGCCTCTAAAACGGGAACTGTTACAACTATTTCTATTGACGGAGTAAACGTTGCTTCTATTAACGACGGGGAAAGAGGACCTCAGGGTATTCAGGGTGTAAAAGGTGATCCTGGTATTCAAGGCCCAGTCGGTGAAACGGGCGCAGCAGGGCATTCCCCAAGTGTAACAGCAACAAAAGCTGGAACTGTTACAACAATTTCAGTTGATGGAACAGCTATTGCAACTATTAACGACGGGGCAAGAGGTGAAACGGGGCCTCAAGGTATTCAAGGCCCAGCCTATACTTTAACAGATACAGATAAAGCTTTAATCACAAAAGAAGTGTTGGCACAATTTACCAACGCAGAAAGTACTGGAATGTAAGGGGGTGTAGATATGGCAGACTTGGTTTATATGACAAAAGCAACATGGACAGCTATTACTGATGCATTTAGAAACAAGCTAGGATCAACTGAACTGATTAAAGCTGGAGATATTCCTAGCGCACTTAATAGCTTTCAAAAATATGTCGACCTGTTAAGTGGTGATGTTACATCTGTTAGTGATGAAAACGCTACATCCGTACGTGATTCTTGCTTTTCGTATTGTAAAAAAATACAAGAGGTGTATTTACCAAATGTAACATCTATTGGGACCTCATCGTTCAGAGGCTGTGAAATGTTGTCTAAAATAAATATACAGAATGTAGAAACGTTAGGTAATTACGCTTTATATGGAAGTAATATTACTGAATTGTACTTGCCAAAAGCAATAACTATTAATACATCCGCATGTAGTTATATTTCTCAATTGAAAAAAGTTACTCTCGGTAATGTAAAAACAATCAATAAAGGCGCATTTAGTAGGGATATTAATTGCGAAGAAATAGATATTTCTTTAAATGAAAATGTAAATAGTATAGGTGAGAATGCATTTTCCAATAATGGAAAATTATCAAAATTAACAATAAGAGGGACTGCTTTAATTGAACTTAAAAGTACAAATGCATTCGCTGGTACCGCTATCGCCTACAGAACAGGTAAAATTTATGTCGATCCTTCTATGGTCGAAACATACAAAACAGCGACTAACTGGAGTAATTACTCTTATGCTATTGAGGCAATTTCCTGACATATTTATATGGAGGTATAAACGATGATCAAAACAGAAGTATTAGAAAATGGTTCGATCAAGACATATTCTGATGAAGGCTTCTATATCCATGGTGGATTTCCAGAGGGCGATTATGTCCAGGCTATAGATCCGCCAGGTGTTAATAGAACATATACAGAAACAGACAGATATATTGACGAGATGCAGACAGTGAAAGAAAAGGCTGCTGCTTACGACGTTCTCGTGGGAGGTGTTGGCGATGAATAAAACAAATTACTTTTTAGAAAAAGCGAAACGCTTACGCCCAATCATCGAGAAAGCTGCAGCGGGACTTTCCGATGCAGAGGCTTTGCAAGCCCCAGAGATTTTCCCACTATGGGAAGCTGGGGCAAGCTATGCTGTAAATGATAGGGTCCAATATAACGACGTGCTGTATAAAGTACTACAAGCACACACTAGCCAGGCAACATGGACGCCTGACACTGCAGTGTCGTTATTTGCAAAAGTCCTTATTCCTGACGAAAACAAAACGCCTGAATGGGAACAACCAGGAAGCACTAACCCATACATGAAAGGCGACCGTGTAACATATAACGGCAAGACATACGAGTCTACGATTGACAACAATGTATGGGCCCCTGGGGTTTACGGTTGGAAGGAGGTGTAGCCTTTGACACAGGATGTAATTATAGCGGTGATCAGTTCCGGGGCATTCTTTACATTCATCCAGTATTTAATTACAAGGCATGATAAAAAGGACGATGAAAGTGACACACGCTACAAAGAATTAAAAGGCGGGCTAGAAAATCATGACGAAACGATTAAGAAGTTGAGTGAAATCCTGGTCGAGACTCGGAAAGAGAACGACGTGATTAAACAGCTTCTGATCGGTATAGGTCACGACAAGCTGGTGTATATGACAGATAAAATTGCAAGACGTGAGGCGATCACGCTAAAAGAAAAGGCCACGCTTAACGCTATCTTTAAGCCTTATAGTTTACTTGGTGGAAATGGCGACGGTGAGGCCGGATATAAATATTGTGTTACATTGCCCGTGGTTACAGATGAAAGCGCAAGAGAAAAAGACAATTCGCTTTTACGTGAAGACATGGGAATTAATAATAAATAAGAAGGAGGTTCTATTATGAACAATATGAACAATAAAATTTATGACATTTTGAAATGGGTTGCTATTATCGTGCTTCCCGCTGCTGCTACTTTCGTAGCTTCTATTTTTCCGTTATGGAATTTACCATATGCGGATGCAATCGCACAGACTATTACAGCAGTAGGCACTTTCCTTGGTGCGGTACTTATGGTCTCTAATTTTAAATACAAAAGCGGAGACAACGCAGGGGATGAAAACGGGAACAAGTAAATATCCCTTTTCGCAACTAAAAAAGGGGGCAAAATTAG